AACCTGTGTTACTGTCGTCTGCCACAAATAACGCACACATGAGGCGATATAAAAAGAAAAATATTTACTCGGGTTGCCACATAACGCACACACTTGTGTGCATTATTTGGTTATCGTTTTTTGACTCCAATCTGTTGTCTTGCTATCTCTGATAACCTTGCAGCTAATTGCTCAGCCATAAGTTCTGGTACTTTACGTTTATTTTTGTGAAATGCACGCCCTAAAAATCTACGTGGTTGTGTACCAAATGTCCATATATTAGATGCAACCATTTCTTCGTCTTTACCTTTACGACCTGCCCAATCAGCTAACGCACCATCAGGCGGCCTGTACTTTGGCCTACCTATTGCTGGCCCTGTACCATATTCCATATGTGCTGCATACTTAACATTATTACCTACAACCTTACGCATCGGTTCGTCGTCTACGCCTCTAAAGCCCATGTTTAAACGACCTGTGTCATATGCACCGCCATCTTTACCAAATTCAGATTTGTTATATCTATCGGCTACATTACGCATTGCATCAGTCTGTATCATGTGTGCGGTATCTGTCATTGCCTTATCTAAAGCGTCGTATGACTCACCAGGCAATCGTTTAAAAAACTCATCAAGCAATTCATCATTTTTTATTCTAATTGGCTGACTCATTTCTTATACAATTTGACGTTTTCTATGTGGTCGTCACCGTACTTCTCTTTCCACTTTTTGTCGATGTATTTCTGCGCTTTTTCATAGTAATCCATACGTTGCTTTTTTTGTGCATGAAGAAGTGTTTGCCTGTCTGCATTTTTCCATGCTCTTTCTGTCTCACACTCTTCACAAAATCCGTTAGCCGCTATATGGACTGTCATTGCTCCTCTTAAACATTTCTTACACTGTCTGCTCATTTTTCTCCTTACCGTTTCCGTGATGACCGTACTTTGCATTACATATGTGTATCTTAATATGGTCTGGCATTCTACTCATACTATCCTCACTAGTTGTGTTCTTTGATTAGGATGTAATAAAGAATGCCCTCTTAAATTCATCCTATACTTTGAACCTACTTCTTGTTGTAACATAATTAACTCATTCAAATACATACCGCCCTCTGGTTGCCTTTGTGCAAGTTCTTTGTGAGCAGGACATACTCGTGTATCTTGTCCTATAATTAATCCATATTTAAATTGTTGACCCATGCGTTGTTCAGCTATTTTATACCCTCTTAACCTGCCTTCATTAGCTATTTGACTTATTTCAGTTCTTGCTATTCTTGTAAGTTTATAAGTTTCTCCAATCCCTACTTGACGCATATTTTGTACTATTACAGGAATACTGCTACCCTCTGTTATGCCAGCCATTATGGTCGCATTTAATTTTTCTACAAGCCGATTTTGAAATTGATTGTAAGCATTGTATAATGCTCCTTCATTCTTTAACAATCTAAGTACTTCTAAATCTTCTGGACTCATATCTGGGGCTTTAGCGGCAGTTTTGTTTATGCCTTTAATTTCACCATATGCTGAACTATATCCATTTCTAAATGCAAAGTCCATGTCATCCATTATTGCATCACGCATACGCTTTGCTAACATTACTGCAATATCATCAACTTGTGTGCGTAATTTGTCGTAAGTTCTTATTTTTTCTAACTGTTTAAGTTCTTGTATAAGGATTCCTCTGAGTTCTCGAGCTGCTGATTCCATATATCCAGATGTTCTTTTAGCTCCTCGGCCTCCAGCGACTCCTGAGAACTGCTTCGAAAATCCTGACGCACCACCTCTGACTGTTTAGGAAGTACTAAGTTACCATCACCATCCAAATCCATCTCTACTCCTACATTCTGCATTTGTGTTAATATCTGAGCCTTCAAATTCATATTGTTCAAATATTTAGTTTCATCTTTTTCGTTAATATCGTTAAATCTAATCTTCCACGTATCTATTTCCATAAGTTTCAACAATGGCTTTAGGAAACCCATCTCTACACACTGCTGAGTCTCTCGGATAGTCCTGTCAAATATTGTAATCTGTTCGCCTTCTGAGTTAAGTCCACCTACACCTTGCATCTGTCCTACAACTAAAGGCATGACTCCATACGAGCCGTTTATGTCGTTGTTAATCCTGTCCATGTAAGGCAACATCATCAACTCATCCATGTTAGGCATAACTGGCACAAACTTTGCTGTAGTGCTTGCATCTCTGCTACTTAGTATAGGAATAAAGTTTGGATTGCGTCTTGTTTCCTCTGCAATATACTCTCCTAATCTGTTAAGTGATTCCTCATCGTGGCCAGGTACATCCAAGAAACCTTTAGGTGGCCTTTCCAGTCTATAGATTTTGTTTTGAAATGACTCTATGGCCAATGCTGTTTCGATTTTTTTGGAAAGACCTATAATTGGCGACTGCCCATACAACCGAGCATTCGCACTGTACTTATTGAAATGAATTATCTCATCTCTTGCAAATGGTATCTTACCATCCTCACTTTCGTAATAGTAAGCCATATACTCTAACTCTACACCAGTTTGTGGATTTACTGTGCCTTCCATAAACTCTCGAGTCACTGGGTCAAACTTGTCTTCTTCTACAAATCTGCCAAACTCATCTACATGAAATCGCATGTGCTTTGCATCTTCTACCCAAAGCTCTTTGACTATTTTATTACTTACTTTACCTTCGCCATCTGCAACTCTGTCGTAAACAATACTTACCCAACAATCATCAAACACTTCTAACTGTCGTATCATTGCTTTAAAAAACTCAGAACCAGTCATGTCGCTACTGCCGTTAGTAGGATTACGTAACAACTTCTCAACCATTTTCCTTTGCTCTGGGTCTCCTTCTTTACCAATAGCATGGTACTCCCATCCTTTGGCGACCGACTGCGAAGCAATACGAGTGATTACAGTACGAAGATGAGAATACCTGTCAGCTAATTGTTCTAAATAAAATTGGTCAACTTGCGGAAGTATAGATTGACGATATGCCGTATCTGTACTTACACCTGAATAAACTGGAGTCCTAGCATCTTTAGAAACCTCAGCCGTTGCATCTTCTAAAAATGCATCTATGCCTGTTGCCTTTCTAACTGGCTTGCTTCTAAATCTGTCTAAAAATCCCATTAAATTCTCCTAGATTCCAAGACATGACGATGCCGATGTATATAGTCTTCGATGACTGGCTCCAACATTTTCGATACTGGCGTTTCCTTAACCTTTGCCAATGTCTTTAAGTTTTGTTTTGTCTCAACTGAGATTCCCCATAATTCCATTCGGGTTCCAGAGCTGGGTGAACTTGTCATCTGGATTCCCAGTGTAGCTCCTTAGTATATATGTCTTTCTATAGAGGAGATATGTCCTTCGCTAAATGTAATCCCATCGAGTAAAAACTAACCGTTTCTTTTCCAAAACATGTACACATAACTCACACATCCATAGGGCCATAACTGCATCGGGCGTATGTCCTTCTAGCCTACCATGTTTACCATAAATTAACCTACTCAAACCGTCAACAAGTTTTCTCATACCTGGTTTAGAATTCTCTCTTGCCTCCTTATTCCACGGTATGAAATATTTGCCCTGCTCCATAGCCAACGCAATCCTAGGAACACCAACGTCATGTTTGTGTTTCTCCTTTCCTGTGTTGTGACCCTCAACTGGCATGCCATCTAACTGCTTTGCAGTATGAACAACTAACCTCTGATAACCGTTAGACTCTACCATAATCTTGTCAGGCTTAAACTTGTCTGCAAGACTCTTCATTGTCACTACCTGTGCCTCTAACCAACCTGCACCCTTAGCCCTAATCTTACCACTCCAACAGTACAATACTTTACGTTCCTGTGTAACACGATTGTAAGCCATTATCACGTAAGCCGTCTCGTCATTCTGACTGTCCATTCCCACAGCCAAGTCAACACCCATCGTTACAAACCAATCCTGACCTCGCTCTGGTAAACCCATTTCCATGCCTTCTTTCAAACATGGCTTCAATACTTCGTAAGGTATAACTGCACTCTCTGGGTCCAACGGATTTAACATATACTCAGACTCAAACGCCCTACTTCCCATCGTCTCTCGCTCTTTGTCTAATCTTTCTTGGTCCCAGTACTCAGGCCAACGTGGCGTTCCGTCTTTTAACAAAGCAGGGTGACGAACCGAGTTCCACTGACTGTTTTGCTCTGCCCAATCTGTAGCATCTCCTACCCTTTTCTGAGTTCCTACCAATAACATCTTTGCCTTCGGCAATCTCATCGGCATTACAACACGCTTAATGTAGTGAATTACCTTGTCATCTGTCATATTAGGAAACTCTTGCAAAATATCATCCAAAATAATCATGTGAACGTGAGGACCTTCTAACGCTTTACCAATACTTGCAGCGTGAACTCTACTTCCATTGTTGAAATACTTAGCACCCTTACGCCAAGTTACCTTATCATCCTCATGTTGCGATTTCATAAAAGAATTAAGCCTCCATGAACGCCGACAAATCTCCTCAAACTGCTCCAACTTATCCCAAGCCTGTTCTAAGGTAGCCGAAAGATATAACGCACGGTAATTTGGCTGCATTGCCATCTGATACGCAAGTGCTGACAATCCCCAAGACGTCTTCAAGTGACCCCTTGCACAAATTATCGAAGTATGTGTGCCAGATTCAAAAGCATCGGCCCACTCTGCATGCATCTGACCTAAAGGGACATATTCTCCAGGCTCCATTTCCATGTAATGACGCAACACATCGTCTATAAACTCCTCTAAAGTAAGCGGAGTACTCTTTAACGTGTTTAACGCACCACTAATCGCTAAGTTCAGCAGCTTGTCGTCGATTCCTTTCTTCGATTTTGTCATAATTTAAACTAAACTCTATTGCTTTTGGCTCAGAATCATAGTAATCTATAAACTGAACTAATGTTTGCATGTCCTCGGTCTCTTTTATAACTTTGCCATCCTTAATTATGCGAATCATTGGTCCAATTCCCTCAACCAACGCTCACCATCAAAAGAATATATGTCGAAATGATTTTTGTAATCAAATCTAGGAATCATATAGCATTTTGCTACCTTATCATCACTGTCATAATGCGTTTCTCCCACCGTTTTGCTAGGAAACTTCTCTGATAATAACAATTCCTGTAACTTTTCTGTCTCAATCAACCAAATCTGCTTGTCTGACACATTTACCAAATAATACACAAAGTATTTTGCCTTCGTAACGCCTATCCCACTCGACTTTCCACGACATCTGTACTCTATTGCCATGTTTCCTGACCCGCCTTTGTCCCAATCCTTCTCCCAAAGGTCTGTCTTAACCTCGTAAGTTATCAAATTAACGTCCTCATCCTCAAAAAGAAGGTCATATGCACTCGTATCGTTATCCTTAATGTATCTTTGTCCTAATGTCGATTCGACAAAAAACCTAATAACCTGTTCACCCTTCTTTCCGTCCTTTAAATCCTCGTCAAAGTTGTAATTCATAGCAATAACTCCTTAGAAAACTTCTGATTAGCGTTAACAACACGTATCTCTAACGGATAAAGGTGCTGTTTTTTCAAAATAGAGTCACTTCCTTCCGTATTTACTACCTCATACACGATTCCAGCATCAGCATCTATCACATCTGCCCTCAAACCACTCGGTTCAAACACAGCTTCCGTGTAAAACTCGTGTCCCCACTCCTTTAACTGCTTACAAATCGCAAATTTCATGTCAATATGAGACTCTGTCTCGTTCTTACTCCATCTCATTGCGTTTCTGTTGCGATTACTAGTCCTCAATAGCCTAGAAACCTTGTTGCGCTTCTCCTGAACTGCGTATCTATTCATAAGGCGCCTCCATTATCTTCTTACAACGCAGACAAGTTATCTCATAATCCTTATCGCTAGCCAAAACATTCATCAAACCCTCTAAAGTGTCAGCATATCTACCACATAATGTCCACTGCGTCTCTCCTTTGTACTTATGAACTATCTGGTCACGCTCTCGTATGTAATTTCTAGCCACGACTACCTACCAAGTCTCCCATTATAGGCGTGTAAACCATATCCATCTTGCACCTGTAACAATCCTTCATTGGCCTGCCTTCCTTCTTCTTGCTGTAAATAAAATGCTCCGCATCTAACAACCTGTGTTCCTCTTCCCATCTCTCGCCACATTGATAACAACTAAACCGCCACTTCATTGAGAAGCCCACGCCATAAACTTGGCCTCTAACTCATCTCGCATCTTTCTAACCTCAGCAGTACTCTGATACATGCCATCATCGTTCTGTATCTTCCTGCGCATCCGACTTACGCTACTCTTATCAGGTGCAAACTTTAACAACAAATACAAATCTGCCATAAATTGCTCCTCATATACACTATGCTTCTTATCCGAAGGTATTGCCCTATAGTAATCCTTCAGCACCATATAAAATAACTCTACATCACTATCCCTAGTATGTGGATATTCTCTCAGGTACTTTATCGCCAACTTCTTTACCGTATCTAAATTCTTAAACCACTCTTTCATATGTAACTACTTGCGTTCCTTAACTTCTCTATGTAACGTAAAAGGAACTGCTGCTTTACGTTCTCATCCATCTTGACCTCTTCCAAAGCCTGACTTATACAATCATTGATAGTCTCCACTAACTCCTGCTTTTCATTCTCACGCAAGGACATCTTCTCTGCCATCTCTGTCAACTTCGCAAACTCATGACCACGAATATCTGCCCCTTGCTTCTCTCGCATCCTCTCTAAGAAAGCACCACGTACCTCCTCAACCTGCTCTAACCTGCTAACTTGCTGCTTTACCGCCTGCTCCTTAACAACCTCTCGTACCTCCTCCTTAACATCACTCATCAACTCCTGCCAACCCATCGCATCACTCCAACGCCTTACTACGTTCTTGTCCAAAGCAGGAATAAACTTGTGACGCTCCTGCATTATCGTAGCTACATCTCGAAAACTGTTGCCCTCAAGATACAACTTCAATCCCTCTTCCTTATGTTTTAACTTATACTTCGCCATCTTTAATCAACTCCCTTATCTGCATTGCCTCTAAACAACGCTTGCAATTAATGTACTTCGGATTTAACTTCTTCATCTTCTCAAACTCCTGATGCGTTGCCTCATGACCACATAAAGTCATATGAGCTACCTCACTTGCCATATGCTTCTTCCTCATAACTTCTTCCTCAACATATCACGATACGAATGTACGCCTAACCAAAATCCCAAGATAAAAGTTACAAACATCAAAAACAACGTCACAAAACTACTCATCACAACACTCCACACAAAAACCACCGTGCTTCTCTACCTCAACTGTAGACAATACCATGCCACACGCCCTGCAACGCCACATACCTCTAGTCATCCTTCTCCTTCAACATGTCCTCTATCATCTTCTTCATCAATATTGCCATCATTCCTAAACCCGTCGTATATGCCTTCAACTCTTTGCCACTATAATCCATCGGATTGTCATCTACAAACTTCTGCACATGTCCAAGAAGACTATCCAACTGCACTATCCATAAATCTAAAGCCTCAGTCATCAACACTCTCCATAACCCACTTCTCTAAATCCTGCAAAGCACCATGATAACCCGTCAAAAATGACTTCATCTCACTATCACCAGTCGGTGCCCATACATGCAAATCATGCACATCATCCTTCAAACCTGCCATCTTCTTCTTTGCAAAATTTCTAACGTCTACCAAACGTAGTTTCGCCTTCAAATGCTTCTCGGTCCAAACATGGCCCTTCTTCCAAACCTTATCACTCATGCTAGGTCATATGCCCCT